AAATAGGGGCTACAAGATATTCAGGACAATCTTGGTTAAATTCACACAAAGGCTTTTGGCAACGCTCAGACTTAAAGTTATCAGGGTCTTGGCAATAATACCTATAAGAGTCATGGCAACCTGTACACAAAAACGGAAAAAGTATACATATCAATATTAACGTGTATACAAAACTGCGTTTTTTAATCATTTGCCTTCAATCCTTTGTAGAGCCTTATCAACTCTAATTTCCAAACGTCTTATGTCTGTATACATCCAAGCAAGCAATGGTAAAAATAAAAGAACTACAATTAAAAGAACAATAATCAAAATAATGGCGAATGAGTCAGACTGAGAATCAGAATCCATGCGTACAGGAGCATCAGAGCTGTAGTTACTGTAACCACCACTCGATTTTGAATTAGGCTTGCCTTTTGCTGACGTTGCCATTTTTCTTGTCTTTCTTTCAGTAATTCTTCCCTTCTAGCCAATGCTTGTTTGGTTGCTATATCTCCAATCGTTGCGTTAATTCGAGTGTACAAATCCTTCAGCTCATTAGGTACTTGGTAAATCATAAAGTTACTCAAGTCTGCTGAAATCTTCTCCATTTGCAAAGTTGCTATGGTAATTTGTATTGCTAACGCTTGACCCTCCTCGTCATCAACATGCAACGATAACTCTTGCTTTTCTTTAACAAAATTCTTCAAACCATTGTAGGCCTGAAAGAACTTTGTCAAAGATTCTGCTACTTGTTTGTAGATCAGATTCTCATCAAACTCAGGAGGTTTTTCCTTCTTCTTCTTTTTAACAGGTGCTTTGACTTCTTCCTTTGGCTTTTCTTTTTCACCAAATAAAAAGCCTAAGAACCCAAGTAACCCCTTGGCTTTCTTTTGTACTGTCTTAACGTCTTTGACAACTCCATCAACTTCATGGGCAATGTCAGTAACAATTTGCCTACCTTCTTTATAGAGTTCACATGATTCCTTTATGATCTTGACAGCACTCGATGCTAATGCAACAAATGCGAGAGGCATTACATACCAAAAAACTTGTGAAAAAACGAACCAGCTACATTAGGGCCAAGCAAAACAAGCAACATCACACCATAGATCAAATACTCAATCTTGGTCATTCTTCTTTCACCTTCTTTAAGAGACTGCGCAATCTGCTCATATCTTTGGTCACATACTGCTACATGAACAGCTAACTTTGTGTCTGTATCTTGCATTAAACACCTCTAAGGAAAGCCACAGAGAATGTAGTTGCATTGCTAGAACCTGTCACAGTAGAAATAGTTCCACCTGATGATTGACCAGCAATACCTTGGATGTAATCAGTTGTTCCATTGCAATAAACAATAGTTGAACAAACAGGAGTTGTACCATCTGGGCCTGAAGTGCCAACTGCTGATGATGCTGCAACGTTATAGTCTTTCAACGTGCCATTTAAAGCAACTCCAACACCACATTGGTAACCTGTAGTTGTGGATGCAAATGTGCAAGATACGTTAACTTGATAGTAACCAGCTATTTGTGGTGTAAATGAATAATTTGAACTGACGTAATATCCATTTGTGTCAATGTCAGCAACGTTATAAGTCACAACTGTAAGCGTAGCAGTTGTAAATGATTGAGCAACAGACTGATGGGCAAAGAATACAGGAGGATTAGAAACACCAGTTCCTCCACTTGTTCTACCAATCACACCTGACAAACTGACGTTAGGTGTTGTGCCTGATGTAACAGTTATGGGGCTAGTTCCTGTGACTGCTGTAACTGCTGTTGATGGGCCATAATAACTAGACAATCCTGAAATGTTGTCATAGGTTGCTATTTGGTTATTCAAGGAATCAGTCAACACAAACTTGTAGTTGTATGCTGCTTGCAACCAAATCTCAACTTGAGGTCTACCATCTGTTCCCAATGTCAAAGGATTGGTGTTAGGAATAGTGCCTAAGTTATCAGAATAAGTTGCTAGTGGTGTACTAGAACCTGCTTGATAGGTATAAAGCAATCCACCATTAAGAGGTAGTCCTGTCGTAGTTGTTTGAGCAACTGCGTTAAATATGGGGGAAAGGTTTACGCTCATTGTGAATCCTTAATAGACAATCCTGTGTATGGGTTGATAGATTTCTCAGCAGTAGCACCACTTCTAACTTGCTTCATCTTTTCTTTGGCAAACTGTACAAATGGAACTGAAGCACCACCTGTTTTGGCAGCAAGATAAGATTCACCAACGTTTTGAGCAGCTTGACCTAAATAACCTGATAAAGTATTTGAATGATTAAATACTCCAGTTTTAGGTTGAGATACTTTAGCACCTAAAGCATTAATTTCAGCTAAATCTTGTGAACCTTCAGGGCCATGAATATCAAATAACTTTTCTTTTTGTTTATCAAGGAATTTGTTTAATGTAGCAGGAGTGAAGTTTTTACTTTCACCAATAAATCCTGCTTTTTCTTTGGCAGAAAGAATGTGCCCTGCTTTGACTGCTTCATGGGCTAAAGAATCTTGACCAACTTCATCAATCAATCTTCTAACTGCTTCTGGTGTTCCATTGGTTACAAACTTGTCATGGAACTTGGCAGCGTTTAGACTTTCCATGCCTTTTTCTGCTTCTTCAGGTGTAACAGCTTCTTTTACTGCAGCTTTATAAGCAGGGTTATTTTTAATAACATTCATTCTTTCAGCGTACAAAGCACGAGCTTCGTCAGCTAAAGGTTTGATGTTTTGTAAGTTATCAGGCAAAGGCAAGTTTTCTAATTGATCTCTGATGATATGTGCAGCAGCTCTAGCAGTTCCTTTGGTGTTGTCCCTCATTTCACTTGCTAAATTACTTCTGAGGTTTTCATAATCTTCAAATGTCATGTTGCCATTTTTAACCAAATCATCAATGTCTCTCTTAATACTAGACAAATGATCTTCATAAGCATTCTTTTTTAATTTAGCTTTTAATGCAGAATCAATATTTTCTTTTAACTTTGATACATCAATAGGAAATTGGCCTGCATTTGCATCTTCTAATTGTTTGTAAGCACCTTTAATAGCAGCTAAACGTTGATTATCTTTGGCAACCAAACCATCAATTTCTGCTTGCCCTATTCCACTTGGTGACCTATCAGTAATGTTAGGCGCGTGTTTATCCAATAGGTTATCAAAAGCCTCTGAAAATTGTTTAGGTTGATTATTGAAATGTTCACCTAAAGTATCTTGATGTTTGCTTCTGTTATTCCATTCTTCAGCATAACGACCTGTATCGTTAGTTCTTTGTCCAGCACTTAAATCAATTCCATGCTTTTCTTCTAGTTTTCTAGTTTCTAAAGCAGGTAAATTAACGTCTTGAACTGGAATATTTTTAGTAACTGCTTGCAATTCAGGGCTTGCATCAGCAAGTGCAGCTTCCACTTTTGTTGCGTGTTCTGTTGCAGCAGCTCCACCACTTTGTAAACCACTTACAGGTTCGATCCTAACTGTGCCAACTTTGTTTTTAATTGCTTTTGTAGCAGCATTTGGCAAATTTTTAAATTGACTAAAAAGTTGTTGACTAGCAGGGCCAACAGCAGGTGCTGTACCCATCAATTCAGGTAAAGGAGGAAGGTTTAAATCTTGTGCTTTTTCTTGCAAATAACTTAAATAATCTTGACCTTCTTTAGTTTGTGGCTGATAAGAAGGATGAGTTTTTAAGAATTGTGTTGCAATTCTTTCTGCTATAGGTTGTGGTGCTTGACCTGTACTAATTGCTTCAGGAATACTTTGTGCAATTCCTTTTACACCAGCAACAACAGGTAAAACTGCACCTGATGCCAATGACAAACCTGCTTCATATCCACCTGCTGCTTTACGCAACAATGAATTAAACATTTGATTGTATTGACTAGGTACTTCTGTTGTTTTGGATGCTTCTTTGGGTTTAAAAGTATTTAAAACAGCTAAGTCAGGGTCATTTTCATAATCGTGATACTGTAGATTAGGATTCCTACCTGACATTGTGCTTTTTTTAGGCGCAACAATATTAGCCTCAGAACCTACAGGAATGTAGTTTTTAAGGATAGATATATCAGGATCAGATTCGTAATCGTAAGCCATTAGAAATCACCTTTTTCCAAACGTTTCATGTTAAACATTTTAGTTTTGAATTTCTCAAATTCTGATGGACTAATACTATTTAGAATTTCACTAACTTCTTTTTGCTTAACTTTTGGAGCTAAGTTACTAGAATTGATGTTTTGAATCATAAATATTCTTGGGTCATAATTGTCTTTCCATGCTTCTTTGAAAGCTAAGGTGTTTGCATGACCATTGACATCGCCTTTCTTATTGATAAACATGCCATAGGCTTTGGCATATTTTTCAAATGCTGTGCTTGTAGCATCAGTTCTGTCAGCGATAGATTTAAGAGCACCTGCAGTAATGTTTTCACTACCATTTGCAAGTTGGTTAACTTGTTGCCCATGTACACTATCAACACCCATAATAGATGCTTGTAGTTGAGCATTTTGTGCAAGATTTTTGACCAATTTATCTAACTGCTCATCACCAGCAATCCATTTACCAGCACTTCTCAATACTTGTTCTGGTTTGCTTCCTGCTGTTGCTGCAATGTTTTGACGTATCAAATTAGTTGTTTGTTTAGCATCTTCAGCTAAATTTGCCTTGTCAATAACAGAATTATGATGAGTAACACCAGAATTGTAAGCATCTTGTTGTTGTTTATTAAGTTGTGTTACACCACCTGTAGGAATGCTCATCAAGTCCTTAACCAAAGGCTCAAACCTAGCTTTTGGCTCACCCATAGCTTGTGGTGTTACGCCTTTGGGCTGAACTTCATTAATATTTGTTGGGCCAGTTGAACCCACTTGTACAGGCTGACCTTGAGCATTCAACATATACTTAACACCATTCAATTCAAACATACTGCTAGGGTTGTTTCCTGACAATGTTTGAACTGTTCCTGCTAAAGGATTAACTTGACTAATTTGACCAGTTGCAGATGTGGCAACTGCAGGTGCTTGTTGGCCTAATAAACCAGTAGCTCCTGTCCCGATTCGTGTTGCATTTTGATACAAGTTAGGCAATTGACTTGGAGCTTTGTCAATGATATTTGTGATGTGACCAAATGATTGAAGGGCTTCATTAGGTGTTAGACCACTTTGAACAGCAGTTTGAAAATCATCAGCATTTAGTTCATGCAATCTATCTTTTGCTGCTTTGGCTATTTTAGGGTCTTGGCTTATAGCTAATTGAGACAAACCTAAAACCTCTCTATCAGATGCTCTAGCAGAAGAAATATCAAGAACCCTTCTTAACTTTTCACCACCTAATTTTAATTTAGATGATTCAGATTCTGCTTGGGCTTGAGCTATTTTGGATGGATTTGTACCTTCAGCAAGTTGAAGTGCAAGATCAGCTTGTTTTAAAAGTTTAGGCTTTTGTTGTTCAGCAAATTCTGTTTCAGCTTGTTGTTGACGCAATGCCAAAGGGTTAATTTGTTGAGCTTGTTGATAAGCCTGTGCTCCACGAGCAACATTAAGCATATCAGCAATGCTCATGCCTTGTGAGGGTTGCACTCTAGATGCTACGTCAGAAAAGTTAGCGTTAACTGTGGATGTCATGGTGTTGGCCTCACGTTATCCGGGGTACATACTAGGGTCATAAGGTGTTGGTGTAGGTGCTGTTGGTGTCTTAGGAGCTAATAAACTAGCTAAGAAATTATTTTGAGCCAAACTTTGTGCTCCACCACCAATTGCATTTGCTACTCCTACTTGTCCTGCTGCTTGTGCGTTAGCTGCACCAACACCCAAATTAGCAATATTGGTAGCATTGCCAGTAGCAAGATTAGAAAGACCTGTAACAGCATTTTGACCTATTCCTGCAATACTAGACAATCTGTTGAATATATTGCCTTGTTGAGTTTGATAATTGTTGAATGCGTTTTGATAAGCATTCTGTGCTGTATTTTGTGTGTAGTTCTGCAATCCTGTCAAAGCATTTCCACCAATCAAACCACCAGTTGCATTGTTAGCAGCGTTTGTTGCATTTTGACCTTGCTGCAGTTGGAAAGCATAGTTAGGTGCAAGATTTTGATTTAATTGCTCTGGCCCAAATGCTTGAGTTAAGCTAGGCAATTGACTAGCTAACTGATTCAGTCCTGTTTGACCAGTTTGAATGTATGGAGTGTAATTGGGTTGTAAATTTTGAAAGTTCTGCTGTAATTGCTGTTGACCAGCTTTTGCAGCATTAGCTTGAGTGTTTGCTGCATTTTGGGCAGCATTAGCCCCAATCAATGAACTACCAATAGTTGCTGCTGCTAAATATGCAAAAGGCATGATTAACTCCTAGAAATCAAAACTTCATCCACTTTGGAAACATCTGTTTCATCAGTCGAATGGATGCAAAACCATACACAATCTTCCAAGGCCTCAATCTGATGGTGAGTCTTAGCAATGATGTTCAAACAATATGGCGCTACTACTTCTTTATTATATTCGTCAGTCTTAATTAACGCACGTCCAGAAGCAAGAATACTCAAGTGGGAAAACACATGTTTGTGCATTCCAGCAATATATCCCTTGGGTATGACCATTTCCTTGGCATACAAGTTGTCAGAAAAATGATGCTTAACTTGTGGGTCAACATCAAATTTGCCCTCTAATTCTTTAAGGTAAGTCATAGTATGGAACTTTATATTGTTGACCATTTACAGTCACTTGCATGTAACCTGCTGGTTGACTTGGAAGTGCTGGAGTTGTGGATGTTGCACTAAAGTTAAGCAAGTTAATGAAAAACTGCTGCCAAGGTCTTGTAGGCCTCTTAGAAGCAGTATCCAAAAACTCACTTTGTGGGTAAGGATTGTTTTGAGGAGAACCATAAATGCTAGGCATCAATTCTCCCCTACAGTTGATTTAAGGTTGCTAGACACGATCGTAGCAAAAACAGGATCACTTACAACGACCTCAAAAACTCTGTCTCTAGACCACCCTAAACGTCTCCAAATGGCACGATTCTTATATTTACCTTGTTTGCCAATAGAAACCCAATGTTCGTTTGACCAAGTAGAGCCACCATCTGAAGACCATCTGAGCATAGCTTGAGGATTAACACCAGCAGTATTTTGGGTTGTAGCTCCTGTCGTACCTGCAATGGCTAGTCCTGCAATAGCAACACCAGCAATAGCACCTGTAGAAGACGTAGAAGCAGTCTGATTCAGGCCTACAGCAGGTTGAAATTGAATCTGTAACTCATCAAAATACTGTCTTTGTAGGTCAGAAACCAAGTGTGGTGCTCGTCTTAACCTGCGTATTTCCTGACCATTGTCTGTGTAATTTGTTGGGTCAAGATAGTAAATATTGCCATTTTGCCAATCACCAACGTAAACCTTGCCATTGAAGGTTGCAGCACAGTTACCACGATGTCTATGGTAATTGTTGTAGTTATCAACCCACAACCACTTGTGCCACATGCCAGTTGTAACGTCAAAGGCCCATGTCAAATCTAGGCTAGGAAAGCTAATAACGTAGACTTCATGGCCTTCTAGTTGGTAAGTCCAAGCCCTAGCATCATCAATTTTCTGATTAACTAAGGTGTTTTCAACAGCATGGGTACTGATTCGAGTAGGAACGTAGCCATTCATCATTACGATTTGGCCTTGGCCTCGTTGGTTTCTTGAGAGGTAAGCAAAGCTATTGCCTAGACGAGAAATGGAGAACTTGGCAATGATGCCATGCTGAGTGGAAGTACCGGGTATCCTCTGCAAAGGGAATGGATACGAACCCACATCCACCCAAACCTCAGAACTCGTCTCTCCCAGTAAGTAAACTTCTCTGTGGTCAACAATCAAAGACACCAATTGGTCAGGTGAGCCATCTTTGCTTGAGAAAGACAACGAATAAGTTAAGGTCTGCAACAGGTTAGATGTTGCAAACTCTTGGGAATTTGGCTTGTTATAGACAAAATAGTTGTCCACCACGTCAACTACATCAGCACCAGTAAAAGCACCATCATTGCTAGGCAAAATGGCAAAGTTATTGGCTGTGATCGTGATGGGTGTTGTAACAGGAGGGCTATAGTTAGCAGTTAATACAGCTCCAGTTCCTGTGCCTGAAACAGACAAAACAGGTGCTGATCCATAAAATGAACCAGCATTTGTGATGGTGTAATCGTTGTTTAACCCAAAAACTAGGTTAATTGTTGCCCCAGTTCCCTTGCCACCCACAAAAATAACAGGTGAAGTAGGAGCTGCAGAGTACACACCATTTCTAGTAACCTGATAGGTAACAATAGCACCACCAGAAACAGTCAGGACAGTTATTTGGGTTGCGATAGAGTAAGTACCACCAAATGCAGTTAAAACGTCTCCTACGCTGTATCCTGTGCCTCCAGTAGCCAATGTGGATGACACAACTGTAATCGAGTTCCAAGTGATCGTAGCTGTTGTGCCATATTGAGAATTGGCTACAGTTACTGATGGAGGAGATGTATAGCCACTTCCTTGGTTAAGGATTGTCACACCAGTTACAGTTCCATTGGTAACTGAGTTGTTAATTGTGTAAATACCTAAATTATTGGATGTTGATGGAACAGCAGTAATAATGGTGTTTGAAGGTATTCCAGTTCCTGACAAAGCCTGACCCACATGCAAAGAACCAGAAATGATGCCAGTTACATTGATCTGATTACCTGAAACAATGCCATAAGCAGAGGCAGTCAAAGTGGTAGAAATGTACCAAGAATAACGATTAGCACCATCTGTAATCATTACTTGTAGGCCATTATCAGAAATGCCTACTCTGCCATTAGAGGTCAATAACTGACCAATTTGAGTAACGTTGGAGTTGGTGTCAATGTAGTAAACGTATGAGCCACAGACTGCAACCATGTAAAGGCCACCAGAAAGGGTGCGTAAGCCTCTGACTTCTGCGTTGGCTGCTAGAGTGGTGAAAAGGGTAAGACCCGGTGTTGGGTAAAGGGCCACCACCCCACGCTGACCAGCTTGCTTGAGTGGGTCAACTTCAGGACGAAAATTGATGCACTCTTGGTCATCTTGGTAGATGGAAGGTGCACTATAACTAGGCCCAACAAAACCCATTTCAGGCATTTTTATTCCTTAAAGGTTAGCTGCATGAAGACGAGCACGAATTGACTTCAACTCAGCAACAATGTTAGCCATCATTTCAGGAGCAGACAAGTCAACCATCTGATAAATTGGATCACCTTTTGAGTCAACAGCATTAGGTTGACCAACCACGCAACCAGCTACGACTGCTTGAACTTCATCAGCAATAAAGCCAATATCCTGAACTCCTGTTCCAACCCAGTTGAATGTTCTAGGTTGCAAAGCATCAATGACTGCACCACTATTGGAATAGTTGATAATGTTGGTCTTTAACCTTCTGTCTGAAGTCGTACCATAGTTGACGCTAGTTGCAGTAGGAGAAGATATAGTTCCAGCAGCAGAATAGGAAGAAGGTGTACCAGTAAAAAAACCAGCATGGCTATTACCAGAATAGTTTTGAACCAAGGTAACTAAGGAAAGGTTGCCTGTTGAGCTACCGGGGGTGTAAAGCCCCAACCCATTTCCTGTTGATTCAATAAATCCTGTCGTTGCAGTCGCAAATCCTGTGGCAGTTCCTGAGTTGTTAACCACGAATCCTGCAAAAGGATAAGAAGTCGTACCCAATGAAACACCAGCAGCACTCACAGGAGTTAGGTTATTCCCTTGCAAAACAATACTTGTGCTTGAGTTACCAAAGCCAATGTCAGCATTGCTAGTACCAATTCCATAGACTGTTGTGCCTGAAATCACACCATTTGTAGCACCAACAATGATGCCATAACCAAATGAAGTCGCAAATGTAGCCTGTGAAGTCGTTGTGTTTCCTGCAGCACAAACAGCATTTAAGTTAGGTGTGCTACTAGAAGGGCTTGCCCAAGTTCCATCATTTCTCAGGAAAGTCGATGTTGAGCCTGATGGAGCACTAATGGCATAGCTATTCCAATTAAAAGCACCAGACAAATACAAGCTACCCCATTGGTAAGCAGATGTACCTAAGCTAAACGTTGTGCTTGTGCTTGGAATAAAGCCACTACCATAAAGATAAACTTGACCTGTTGAGTTACCAATACCAATGACAGAACTAGCTGAAGTGCCAATTCCATAAGCAGTACCAGTTGGCCCTGCAGAGCCTACACCAATCGTAACTGTGGAAAATGTGGCATCGTTAGTAGATGATCCACCTGCAGCTACAACTTGCTGTAATGTAGGAGTAGAACCACCACCAGAGCCATTAGAAGCTGCTGTAATACGTCCATAAGCATCAACTGTGATGTTTGCAGAAGTGTACGATCCAGCAGTTACAGCAGTAGTGGCTAAGCCAATAGTGCCAGTAGAGGTAATTGGGCCACCAGTCAATTGACCTGATACTGTGCCTACAGATGTGACAGTACCAATGCCAGAGCCACCGGGTGTCTGCCACGTCCCATCATTCCTCAAAAACGTAGTTGTTCCACCACTAGGAGCAGGTATCGCATACCCATTCCATGTGAAATTGGTCGTAGTCAATGAGGCATTAGGGAAAACACCTGTATAAGTAGCAGTATTAACATCATTAAGCCATGAAGACCTAATGACTGTTACTCCATCAGTAAAAGTAGTAGAACTCATTTTTATCCTTTAAATAAAGCCCCCATGGAGGATCCAGCCTGCATCTCTAGTTTTAGTAGAGGTAAGCACATTGTCGTAACGTGCAAGGATCACAGGACGCATATTGGTACGCTTAATTGTGCTCTTGCCCTGTGCTGCATACTGCTGAATCATGGCTATTTGCGTTGGACTAGCCTTGCCATACATAGGCATCAAACGCTCTGCCAAACACCATCTGAGAGCCATTGAATAGCCTTCTGGGAGGGCTATTGGATCATACATGGTTGTGCTTCTAGTGAATATGTTGTCACAGAAAACGTGCATCTCACCTTGAGCAGGATTAGGCCACAAATAAAGGTTACCCAAAACCTCAGTTGGTTGATAGTACAAAGCCTTGGGCCAAGGGCCATTCAAGGTTTTTAAACCAATCATCTCGTATTCTTCAACATTCAGAACAGAAACAGGGTAATCCAAGCCACCACCAGTTATGGCAACTCCATTAGAAGTGGTGTTTACCCTAACAAATGCTGAATTGATAGTTAAAGGACGTTTGTAATAGCCTGTGATCGTAGTAGATGCGACTGTTTGGCTGATGTTGACAGAATATGTACCAGCTTCGTTAACTTGACCACCAGCTCCTGTGCCAAAGCCTGTAATCATAGTACCAGCAGCAATGCCAGTTCCTGACAACATCATGTTTGTGTTGATGCCACCAGAGTTAATTGAGGTAATTGTCAGGATATTGCCTGAAATTGAACCTACAAAGTTAGCTTGAACTGAACCTGTAGGGCCAATGGTGTATTGGGTGACGTTTTGTACGACAGGAAAAATGATCTCAGTCTTGTAAAAGACCATCATGGACTCGTTAGACCATTGGTCTAGCATGTCTTGGAAAAGGTCATAAGCATCTTGTGCTGCTTCTGGTGTTGGGGTTTCCCCTGCTTCAAGAGCACCAATATCTTTAAGAGCACGAGTGATAATGTCGATTGAAGCAGTCATTAATGACTCCTAGCGTATTCGCCATGATATAAATCACGACCTTCTGTTGCGACTAATTCAGCTAATTCCAAATCTCTAAAATAACCTAATGAACGTATTTTTTGGTTTACATTCATTGAAACCCTGTATCTTTCATGTGTTGAACACCATGATACATTTTTAATGCCTAATTTATTGTCTTTTCTTAGGCTACTATTTAAGTTATTTTGAGAATAATTAACTTCTCTTAAATTTTCTATTTTATTGTTTAATTTATTGCAATCAATATGGTCAATATACTTAGGTAAATAGCCATAGTGCATAAAATAAATTAACCTATGTTCTTTGTACAAATGCGAATATATTTTTATATTCTTGTACCCATTTTGGTTAACATTTCCAGTTTTATCGCCTTTTTGCATTTTTCCACGACCAATTTTATAGATTAAATAACCATCAGGATGGTATTCAAACATTTCTTTTAATTGATCTTGGGTAGGCATCGTCATGGCTTTATCCTATGGTAGGTTTAAAAGTCTTGAAAACCCAAGGCAAGTCGGTTTTTTCCTTCTGCACTAGCTGTTTTTCTAGATTGGATTGTATAAGATTTATCCCATCTTGGCTAGTTTCTTGGATGATCCAATCAATTACATTTTTCTCTTTGACCTCAGACAATGGTGTTTTTAACTGAGGATTGTAAAAACTGTGTGTTCCTTGATGATCTACTGTGTTTTTATCGTCTGACAATGAAACATAGTAGTGAGCTTGGGTAATTAAATCACCATCTGTTTCAATTCCTGTTATTTTCCATTCCATTTAAACACCTACTATTGCCTTGATTTCGTCAGCAGTCAATCCCAAAGCAGTTAACTTAGCCAAAGCAGATGCCTTTACAGCTTCTTTTGCTTGTGCTTGAGCAGTTAAATTTGCTTGGTATGTTGTGTAAGCAGAATCTAATTGGGCTTGTGTAGGTTGTGTTCCTAGTTTTGCATCCCAATGAAGGATTTGATCTGCTTGACCTTCAGGCTGTCCTGTTTGGTAATCACCAGCATTAAAAGTAATATTGTTGACTGTTAAGTAAGCAATGATTTGATCGTTGAGTGTCATGCTTGTTCCTTAAGATGAAATGCCGTAAAGAGAAAAAGATCCAGTTGTTAAAGTTGCACTATTGTTTGTTAATATCTTTAATGAAGTTACTGGCCCTGAATGTGATGTTTGAGTTCCACCAAAAAATGAAGTTTCTAAGTAACCCAAACTGTTGTCGTAATAGCTAGATAATCCATTCATAGATGCAGGAAATGTTGAATTATTTGATAAGAAATTTGTAAATAGAGCATTCCCACTTGCAGGAATAAAATTTCCTATTGACTCACAAACAAGTGGATAAGCACTTGAAAGGCCACCACATCCATTTCCAGTTGTACTATTATTTGCATAAAATCCCCAAACTTGATAATTATTTGTGTTATATGTTGGTGTAGAGCCATATCCAATTTGAATAATAACAAAAGCGGTAGAACTTACAGTAATTCCACCAAATATCAACATATATTTATCGTAAGTGCTTAATCCTGTCCAAATAATTGAAGAACTTGCACTAGCAGTTTGTGTACTAATCAACGTCATAGCACCAGCACTAGGAGTAGACCAAGTAGGAGTTCCCGACCCAGCAGAAGTCAACACTTGCCCAGAAGTACCAGCGGCAGTGAAAGAAGTTGCACCACTTCCTGTTTGGAAAGGAATAACTCCAGCGCTACCACCAGCAAGATTTGTTGATGTTCCAACAGAAACAGAACTTAGACTAGTTTGACCAGTACCACCATTAGCAGTACCCAATACACCAGTTGAACTAGCACCTTCTGCTAGAAATGATAGATTGCGAGGAATAGTCATTATTTAGCTCCATTAGGATCAGTAGGCCAAGTCATAGTCCAAGGAAATCCTGCTTCTTTGGTCAAATCTCTCAATGCTTGTCTGTAAGTAGCCCAAGCAGTTTTTGTTGCACTAGCCATTGGATTGTCAGGTGCTTGTGTCCAATCGCAAGCAGTTAGCTTAGCATTTCTTTGTTTTCTAACATAGGATGCTTGATTTTCATTTCTTTGTGCAACTTCTTCCGAACTTGCTTGTGTAACATTCCAAACTTGAGTCCATATACCATTTGTTAAAACAGGTGTTCCTTCAGCAATATTTTGTGTTGTTGGATCAATAGTTGGTTGTGTTACTTGTGTAACCGCAACAAGCGTATATCCTTCTTGTCCAACTGTTGTTGTTGGAAATAAAGAAACCCAATCAACACTTGGTGAATAACTTGTATATGGATTATCAGCCTGAAATTCACCCCATCCGTAAGGATAAGTTACAAGTGCTGAATCTTTTATTTTTGCATACATGATTTATTCCTTATACGACAACGGTTGTTAATGATGTTGATCCAGTAGTAGAACTTACTGTTGGAGTGGTATTTGTTTGTGAACTTGTGCCTCTTGAAGTAATACTACCTAAATTTGGCGGTGTAAAAGTTTCACTTGTTACAGAAAGTGAACCATAAGTAAATGTAGCCCCAGAAAGCGTATATGTTCCTGTTAACGATCCATCACCGGGCAATACTGCTATGCAAGGATTAGGATCTCTACCTGAATCAAGTATTGGTGTAGCAACAAAACTAAAATAAATATCTCCAGTAGGTGAAATACTATATTTATTTATATTTAATATGTTATTTGCACCAACACCTAAATATCTTCCAAAAACTGAAGACCCAGAAGAATTGACTTTAACCCATCCACCGTAAACTGTACTGTGATTAGAAGCTAAACTATAATAAAAACTTACAAATGTATTTCCTGAACTATCCGTTGCACCATTTCCATTTGAAGATTGCACATATTGTGAAAATGCTTGACTATTTAACCAAGCAGAAGTCCATTGCGTTGTACCACTTGAATTGTATTTTATAACACTTAAAACAGCTCCAGTATTGTTATAGCCACCCTGATTTGTAACATAAACATTATTAGAAGAATCTACGCCAGAACCAAAAGATTGCAACGGTTTAGAATTACTTGATGTGCTTCCATATACATCTTCCCAAGTTTCAGTACCACTTGAATTTACTTGTAAAATTCCACCTTGTGAATATGCGTTTACATTATATTCAGTTGCAACATTTATATTATTGCTTGAATCAAGAATGAAAGATTGAGCATTGAATCCATTTGTGCTTGTAAAAGTATCACTCCAATAATAATCCCATGTTTTAGTTCCAGAAGAACTAAATTTTGTTATTCCAATTTTGTTATAACCGCCTGAATTCTGATAAGAACCTAACAAATAAACATTTCCTGATGAATCAAATTGTGCGTCATATCCATTATTACTTCCACTTGAAGGAGTTAAATATCTTGAAAATTGCAACGATCCTGAATTATTAAGAACAATAAGAAATGGATAAAGATTTGCCGCAGAGTTAAGATAATAATTTCCACTTATTGCAATATATCCAGATGATGAAACTGTAATGCTATTTGCAAAAATTTGGTCTACTGAATTATAAAATTTCTGTTGCCAAACAATTGTTCCACTAGGAGTTAATTTGATAACAACAATATAATTTAAACCAGTTGATATAGGCTCAAGTTGCAAAACTACATAAAGATTTCCAGATGAATCTGAAGTAATGTAATTTGAACCATTTTGTGTTTCTGTGCTTGGATAAGTAAATACACCTAAAAAATAATTTGCACCACCCAATGAAGTTTTGGTAAAACCAAAACCAGTAGCAGCCATTGATCCAATGTTAATAATACTTGGCATATTAGAACTGTGTTTGTGATGCTAAAACAGTATATGTTGCACTTCCAGTTTTAATAACTGTATAAGTGTAAACATCAATACCACTTGCGTTGCCTTTTGTTGGAGCACTTCCACCTTGCCAATAAGGTGTTACTGATGTTCCATCAATTGTTACAGCAGAATTGTAATAAGCAGTTGACCCTTGCGTTGATAACATGGCAATAGTCATTGATTGTCCAGTTGACATTGCTGAATTAAGTGATGTTCCAGAGCTAAATGCAATGTTTAAAGTCCAGTTGTTTGCAGCATTGGTTGTGTAATACTGAACTGATCCACTTTGAACATAAAAGTTAGTTGTACTAGATGGTGCTGACCCAACGACATTAACAGTTTCAGCAACATTTAACATCACTGCACTAAATGTGCTTGATGAGCCATTGAACGTCTGAGTTGCAGTCCATGTTTGCGCTGAACTCAATGATGGGTATGACAATGTTGACCAAGTAGGAGCACTTGTACCATTGCTTGTCAAAACCTGACCTGTTGTACCTACTGCTGTAAAGCTAGTAGCACCTGAGCCTGATTGGTAAACAACTTCACCAGCAGACCCACCAGCAATATTGGTTGAACTCGTAGCTGTTCCTAAAGAAACAACATTGTATGCAATGGTTTCTAAAATATCTCCTGAGTTAGCGCCAACCGCTAAGACAATAGATGTGCCACTACTTGCTGTGTAGTCAGAAGCATTTAATAAAACACCATTCAAATACACCTGAATGTAACCAACTGTATAAGTTACAGAGAATGTGGTTTGTGATGCTGTAGCAGTAAAAGATGTTCTAGTATATGTTGCTGACGTTCCAGTAGCAGCTTGCCATGATGCAGTCGTACCATTAGAAGTCAAAACATAGCCATTTGTACCAATAGCCAATCGAGTGGCACTATTTGTACCATTTCCAATGATTAAGTCACCAGTTGTTGTAATTGGAGACAAAGCATTGAAAGCAGCACTAGCAGTTGTTTGTCCTGTTCCACCATAACTAATGCCCAAAGCATTTGTTGGTGTTAATGTTGGAGCAGTAAACGCACCTGTTGAAGGGTTGTACTGTAACTTGGTAGAACTTGTGTAAATCGTACTTAAAGTGCCTGAAGTAGCACTTGTAAAGTTGATATAACGAGTTGCATTAGTCGTTGTGTCATCAGTAATTGTGGTTGCAACAGTCGTATTAGCCCATGCTGGAACACCACTCACAACAGTCAAAACTTGTCCTGAAGAACCAATACCTAGTTTAGACAGCGTATTTGAAGCACTTGCATACAAAGTATCACCAGTTATGTAGCTAGTTTGACCAGTTCCACCATAAATCGCACCAATAACATTTCCATTCCATGTTGCATTGGTAATTGAACCAGCATAACTCAACGTATTGGTTGACCAAGATACGTTAGCAGGTGCTTGGAAGTGATAATCCCATGTTCCTGCTGCTACTGAGTTGGTTAAAAGAATAATTTCAACAAAACCACCAGAAGGCACAGAAACAATCGTTGTTGATGAATTGTTTTGAACAGTAATTGCACCTGAAGTTTGATTGTTGTTAAAAGTGTATATAGCACCAGTAGGCAATGTTGTTGCATCAGGTAACTTATATGTCTGACCACCAGAGCCAGTCACTACAAAGTTAGGAGTTGATGCAGCAGTTAGCGTAGTTGTTGTACCAGCAGCAGCTACGTTGGTAAAACCTTCGTAAAAATCATTTGCACTAGTGTTTACGTTAGCATCTCTTAAAACAACGCTAGAAGCACCAGAGCTTGTGGTAACACCTGTACCACCATTTGCGACTGCAAGCGTACCAGCAAGCGTTATAGCACCTGTGGTAGCTGTGTTTGGGGTTAGTCCAGTAGTTCCACCACTAAATGAACTAACTGTTGTGATGTTTGCCCAAGTTGGAACACCACCAGACAATGTTAAATACTGTCCATTTGTTCCTGCAGCTAGGAAAGTCGTTGCTCCTGAGCCTGTTTGGTAAGGAATCGAGCCACCAGCTCCACCTGCTAAGTTAGTTGATGTCGTTGCACTTGTTGCAGTTGTGGCATTTCCTGTCAAAGCACCCACAAAAGTAGTTGCAGTCAATGATCCACTTGAAGGGTTAAAGTAAAGTGATGTGCTTACGTTTTCTGTACTGACAACACCACTTGTTGCACTTGTAAATGTCAAATATCTTGAGGCATTGGTAGTTGTATCCAATGCAATGGTCAAGCCACCACCAGAAGTAGCCCAAGATGCGTTAGTTCCATCTGTTGTCAGGTATTTACCTGAATTGCCTGTCTGAGTAGGCAATAGATTATTTAGAGCACCTGCGTTAGTTGTAGCTCCAGTTCCACCATTGGTAACAGCTAAAGTACCACCAATTGTAATTGTTCCACTTGAAACAATAGGGCCACCAGTAGTTGTGAGTCCTGTTGTGCCTCCTGAGACATTGACACTAGAAACACCACCTGCAGCAGATGTAAAAGGCAAACCAGCAGGGCCAATAAAAGTAATAAAGGCCAAAGTTGTTGGGTCATATAGTGCCTGAACAGGCAATATGTTGGTTGTTACTGTATTAGCAATGCTGTTGCTCATAATCTACCCTAAAAAAAAGGGGGGAATTGCACCCCCCATAATCAACTTTGGTCACCTACAGGTGTCACATACAGAATACCAGCAGTACCTGAGTTACTGATAGCAGTCATGTAAAAGGGAGTTGTAGGAGTTGCTAGAATCAATGGAGATGACATTCCTGCAGGAAGAACGAAATCGCCAAGTGTTGAACCATCTACAGGAAACA